AAAATTCGTTGGACTCAAGACTTGCCCAGCTAGGTCCAAAAATACTAAGTTCTTGCCACACAAGGACTTATAGTCGCAAGGGTACAATTAGGATAGTAACTTCAACAAGTAAGAAAGACTACAAAATTCAAGTAAAAAGTGTTATAGTAATAGTGGCTAGGTCAATAGTGACAAGAGCCGAAATTAAAAGGAGAATTATAAATGTCAGAAAATGTAGAAATGTCTTATCGTGGCGCAGGCGCTCCAATTATTAATCCGTCAAAGACTAATAATACGTTTAATAAACTTCGAAGAGAGTTTATTTTAACTGAGCCAACTCAAAATGATAAAGAACATAAAGTTTCACTCTTCAAATTAAATCCAGGTGCTGGTACTACCGTAACAATCTTAGATTCTAAGATTGATTATGCAGTATATCTTCACGCACGTTTTCAAGCTAACGGCAAATTTACTAATAACGTAGTTTGCACTATGAAAACAACTGGTAATTGCAGAGTATGCACTGTTTTGAAAGAAAAGGGTCGATGGTTCTTAGCTGGAACTGTTATTGATCATTCAGAATGGGCAATTCCAGATGGAAAGAGAAAAGGCGAAGTTATTAGAGATCAACGAAGACTTCTCTTAGTTTCTTTCCAACAAAAGGATTCTTTTAAAGATATTCAGCAAGAAATGGGCGACCTTTCGGGCAAAACCTTTAAGGTATCTCGTTCTTCTGATAACAAGTCAGCTAGAATAGGCACGTCTTGGTTTCCAAAAGGCGCTCTAACTACTGAACAATTAAAAGATAAACTTGGCAAAGTAGCTACAGATTATGGTCTTTCAGTAGATGACTACATCAAACCGTATGATTATGATAAGTTATTTGCTACTCCATCAGAAGCTTATATTGATCAAGTAGTAGAAGCTATTCGTTCATCTGGTAAAGATGCTGCCCCTGTTCAAGAAGAACAGACCGAAATAGATTTCTAAATATTAGATGGATAGAAGATGTTTCTAGGTTTACATTGGCACTACAAATATAACTTAGAATAAAATTGCTTCTATTCTCTTAAATCATATGCAAATACCTTCGCTCAGAATAAGTTCTAAACCCTTAGAACTTTTTTCTGTTTCTAAAGAATTAGAAAATACAGTAGATCTCTCCATTTTCTCACCACCCTATTTTGAAGAAGACGGTTGGTCAGAATCCTTAATGGTTTCTCTCGGGACTACCTTAAACAAACTGATGAAACCTCAAGCCAGAGCCTTTATGGTGTTTGGGCAAATAAAAGAGGGCTTCAACAGGCCGCACTTATCTGCGGAACTAATCTCAAAACAAGGACTCACATATTGGCAAACAATAATTTGGGTTAAGTCTATAGCCATAGATAATGTAACGCATGGACATTTCCAGCCAATCAATTCTAAACAAATAGTTAATTATACATTTGAGTATATCTTCCAATTTATAAAAGATGATAAAATAGCTAAAGCTCCGCAACCTCTTAATAGATTATCGATAGGTGTTCCATATACTGATAAAGCTAATCTAACACGAGATACCAGAGGTAAAAATGGAGATCTTCATTGCTCAGGGGACACTTGGTTCGTTCCTTACGAAACAACCGGCAATACTAATAAAAAGAGTCATAGACATTCATACCCTATCGAATTAGTTACTAGAATTATTAAACTTTCTAATATTCCAGCTAATTCTTTAATATTTGATCCATTTATTGGCGGCGGAACTACAGCTCTTGCTGCTTTAAAATCAAATATGAATATGTTAGCTAATGATATTTCGCAAAATGCCGTAGATCTTACTAAGAGACTTTGGGTTGATAATGGTGGCTCTCAACCAATCACACTAGATTAGACAACTGATGAAAGTGTAAAACGTCACACTTGACAACCTCTAACTAGCAAAATTGTAGGAGACCAGATAATGTCGAAACGTCGTTGGACCGAAGAACAATTCAGAAAAGCCGTCGCGGAGAGTAAAACTATTACTGAAATCGCAACAAGACTGGGCTTATCCAGTGGATCCGGCGGAAATAAGGACACTGTTAAAAATTTCGCCAAGGCTAATGATATAAGCTTAGAACACTTAAATGGAAAAGAGGTTGCTATTGCCAAGCTTCGAGAACGACTCTCATTAAGTAATAGTTCTATATTTGTAGAAAATAGTGATGTTTCGGGGGCGACAGTAAAGAAAAGAATATTACGAGAAAATTTGATTTTGCCTAAATGTAGAGATTGTGGTTTATCTGCGGATATGGATGGCATCTGTTGGTGGAATGGAAAGCCTCTCATTTTAAATCTAGAACACATTAACGGCAAGAATAATGATAATCGACTGATAAACTTATGTTTTCTTTGTCCCAATTGTCATAGTCAAACATCAACATTTGCTGGTAGAAAGGGTGTTGATAGATTAAGTGTTGCAGCAAATAAATTAAGTAAGCTAAAGGATCAACCAATGCCCATTAAAAATATCACCAGAACTTACCATAAAAATAAATGTAATAATTGTCAAAAGAATTTTGAAACAGACAGGCAGAACCAGAAATTTTGCAGCCATGAGTGTTCTAACCAAAACATGGCCAAAAGTGTACCTGATAGAGCCGCCCTGGTTAAATTAGTTGATATTATGGATTTAACGGCGATAGGAAAAATATATGGAAAGACCGCAAATTCAGTTAAAAACTGGTGTAAAAAACACAACGTTAAGTATCGTGGACGAGGAGATTGGGCCAAGATAAGGGCTGGACAAATCCTGCCACCGCTGTTAAACTAAAAATCTTAAATTAAGAGACTATGGTGTAGCAGCAGCATCTAATACTTCCAATATTAGGGCACGAGGGCAGAACTCGTTAGTCTCTTTGTTCTTATGTAAAAGTAAGTTCAACAGTTGTTAACAATCTCTTTTCCATAGTAGAGAAATAATATTAGGTTTACATTACTTGTTTATAAAATAACTTAATATAAAATTGTTCTCTTTTAATTTTGGTGCCGTAGCTCAATTAGAAGATGCGTCCGATTGTCGATCGGAAGGTTGCGAGTGCAAGTCTCGTCGGTGCCGTTATTTACATCGCGGAATAGACTACTAGTAAGTCAGGAGCCTCATAAGCTTCGCATATCGGTGCGAATCCGTTTTCCGCTATAGATTTAATTTAGTTTTTAATTCTCATAAATAAGAAAGAGGAGAGAAAAATGGCAAATAAAGATTTATTCAAGTCTAAAACTGTTTCTGCACCACCAACTGATACTTTGAATCCTGCGGGTGGTGTCGCGTATTCTTTAACTGATAAAGAAGCATTAGCTCAAATGGCTGTTACTGGCACATTTGGCAATACTTATTACGTAGATGCAGAAAAGCAATTAGAACAAGTTAAAGCTCTTGTTGATAAAGTAGATACTGATTTCTTAGCAAAATTAGCTATTTATTCACGTAAGACAGGTTATATGAAAGATATGCCTGCTTTCTTCGCAGCTACTTTAGCTAAGAAAAATGTTAAATTACTTTCTAAAGTATTTAATAAAGTAGTAGATGATGGTCGAATGTTAAGAAATTTCGTCCAGATTATTCGTTCAGGTGTTACTGGTAGAAAATCACTAGGTACAGCACCAAAGCGTTTAATTAATGATTGGCTCAATTCACGTTCAGATGAAGCCCTATTTAGGGACTCTGTTGGTAATGACCCATCTATTGCGGATGTTATTAAATTATCACATCCATCACCAAAAGATGAGACTCGTGCGGCTTTCTTCGCCTACTTAACTAATAGACCAGCCGCATCAGATGGTAAACCATTAGTTGAAAGCTTTACTACCGAAAAAGGTAAGAAAGTAACTATTCACCGTTATAATCCAGATAATCTACCAAAAGTTGTTAAAGATTTTGAGAACTTTAAGAAGACCCTATCCTCTGATATTCCAGATGTAGAGTTCCGTCTTCTTACTGCGCTGCCTTTAACTACGGAACATTGGACTTCAATTGCTAAAAACGCACCATGGCATATGACTCGTATGAATCTAAATACGTTTGCCCGTCATGGTGTATTTAAGGATGAATCAATGGTAAATCTTGTAGCTAATAAACTACAAGACGCCGAAGTAATTAAGAAAGTTAAAGTATTTCCATATCAGTTAATGGCGGCTTTCTTAAATGTTGACGAAACTGTTCCAACACCTATTACTAATGCCTTACAACAGGCTATGGAACATGCAACACAAAATGTTCCTACATTAGAGGGTAATGTTGTAGTTGCAGTTGACGTTTCAGGTTCAATGGGTTCAGCAGTAACAGGTTCTAGAGGTTCTGCTTCATCTAAAGTTAGATGTGTAGATGTTGCGTCTCTCTTTGCTTCAACTATTCTACGTAAAAATCCAAATGCACGTATTATTCCATTTGAGTCTAACGTAGTAACAGGACTTACTCTAAATCCATTTGATTCAATTATGACTAATGCGCAAAAATTGGCTGCTGTTGGTGGCGGTGGTACTAATTGTTCTGCTCCCTTAGTTCAGCTAAATCAAGAAAATGCTAAAATTGATGCATTTATCTTTATTAGTGACAACATGTCATGGGTTGAAACAGTAGGTCATCAGTATTATGGTTATAATCAAAATAATAACCAACCAACTGCTGTTATGACCGAATGGCTAAAGTTAAAGAAACGTTGTCCTAATGCTAAATTAGTGAATATTGATATCCAACCATACGTATCTACCCAAACAGATAATAAGAGATCAGATATTTTGTTTTGCGGCGGGTTCGATGACAAGCTCTTCACAGTTGTATCTGATTTCTTAAAAACTGATGGTAATATTAAGTTCGTAGACGTAATTGAAAAAGTTAATCTCGACTAGTATATTATTAGAGTTCGTGCAAACTAAAATAGACCAAATAATCTAAGGTTTACATTTCGAAAATTAACAACTTTAGATAAAATAGTTGGTCCGTTATAATCTCAGGTAGCTCAACTGGTTAGAGTATCACACTGTTAATGTGAGGGCAGATAATGTTAATGAAGGTTCGAGTCCTTCCCTGAGAGTTAAATATAGGTCAAATAATTAAAGGGCCTACATTTTGGGTATGTGAAAAAGCTCTTTGTGTTTTCGTTGACCTTTTAATTACGGGTAATAGCTCAGCTTATGTAGAGTGCTGCTTTTGGAAAGCAGAGGCCCCAAGTGCAAATCTTGGTTACCCGATAAATAGTAACAAATGATATAAGGATTACATTGGTACCTGGACTTCGCAGTCCCAAAATTCTGTCTCAAAAACAGGATTGGTTATTATCTTTATAATAATTGTTGTTACATTAAAATAAAAAGGAAATACTATGAAAAATGCAGAATTTGCTTATTGGTTACAAGGATTCTTTGAAATACAAGAAGCTTCCGGTAATAAAGTTAGCGTAGTAAGTAAAGAACAACTTAATATTATTAGAAATCATTTAAATTTAACTAAAGAAGCAGATCAAGAGTATGCTGATTTTATCTTATGGGCTGATGGTTTCTTAACTGGACATGAGCATTCTGATGAAACTGATCTCAAAGGAAAGAAGTTAGTAGCATTCAGAGAAGAATTGAATAAGAACTTTAAGCATGTTCTAGATAATAGATTCGGGGATAAAGAAACTTTACAAAAATTACATGATGGCTTAAAGAAAACTGTAGATAATTCAAAAAAGTGGCCCAATACTTTAGGTGGTGGAGGGTCTTCTTTAAAAGATCTAAGGTTAATGTGTTAGACATTCTTCTAACTGGTGGAGGGCGTTTGCCGTATCGCCCCTAAATTAAAAACTGAAAGATGTAAATAGGATTACATTCCAAAATCTGGCCAAAAACCAGATATCAAAATCTTATTTAGAAATTGCTTTCAATATACGCCATAAGTATTAAAGTGATATAACCGCCTCCAAAACGGTTGAACGTGGAGCATTACCACGATGGCGTGAGAATTCAAAATGCCGTTGGGTTTACATTAATAAGATTAGTAATTCCTGTTGACTCAGGCAGAGTAATAGTTCTTGAGAGATGTTTTTAAGTTTATCAACTCAACACAACTTGTTTGGATTTTATAGTTAAGTTATAATTTAACTATCAGACTAAAATACAAACTTTTAAATAATTACAAGAATGAAAACTCTGAGATAATGCCGGTTAGTATAATTAGATAATACGTATGGCTTTGGACCATAAGACTTTGGGGCGGATCCAAGACCGGTAATTGATAGATAGTATGAGGTTTACATTCAATCTTTAGGTCGGTGGTGCAATTCCATCATTCTATGAAAATAGAATTAGCTCAGTTAGCAGAGCAAAAGAACAAGATGCCTTCACAGGCACCAAACAACTTTATACAAAATTGCTATCATTATGAGTGCATCTGCTAATGGTAAGCTAAAATATTGCCAATATTTAAACGAGAGTTCGATTCTCTCTGCACTCTTTGTGGAGATTTAATGAGTAGATTCAAGTGTTTAAAATGTTATTATATAAATCCACCATTTACTTTAAATCCAAATAACGGCGAAAATATTTTTATACTATCTGGTTGTTCCGGCGGTACAACTTGGGATTGTGTAAAATGTCCCAGTTGTGAAAGATATTTTTATTATCCAAGAAATATATTTGGTGTTGGATTTATACCGGAAGATATTATAGAAGATGATAAACATATTAAATTAAAGGATATGAGTGAAATTTTAATAGATTTATGATTAAAAGAGATAAAAATTTAAGTTGGTCTCAAGATGATAAATACTTTAAAGAGATGCTAGATAAAGGTAGAGAACAACAAAAATTAGTAATTAATAAATTAAAAGTATATGGTGTAGAAAATATAACAGATACTATTGATTATTCTTTCAGAAAAGATATTTCTGAATCTACCAAGTATAGTAAAAATGATAAAGATATCTTAATAGAAGGTAGAATATTTGAAATAAAATCTAGAGATATTAAATTTACATCACCGGAAGATTGGCCTAAAAGTTATTGGCCTATGTTTTTAGATACAGTTAAATCATTTGATCAAAAAATAGAAAAACCGGTTGGTTATATCTTTATTTCTCAAAAAACTGGTGCTTTAATGGCTACATCTGTTAGTAAGAAAAATGAATGGACCACAGATAAAAAGTGGGATCATAAAAGAAAGATTTATGATAACTTTTACTTTGTAGATAAGAAAAATGTATTTGATGAAAAAGAGTTAGTAAGAAAGCTCAAAAATCTTAAAACTGAAATATTTTAATCTTCCGATATATAAGCTGCGATAAAATAGTCACTTGTGGTTAGGGCTTGACCACCAAGATATGTCACTGTGCTGCCGGATACTGTGTAATCTGTGGTTTGTCTGAGAACTAAACCATTTAAAGCAAAAGTAACATTTAATGGTTGTTGCGGGGCCTGAGTTAAAGAGTAATTAGATGAAGTACTCATTGGCACTGGTGCTGGGACAGCTAAAACCTGCTGTCTCCAGGTAGCTCTTATTCCTTTTAATCTGATCTTAACTGGCATTTAAATTAAGCTCCATAGTAGAACGCTTTTAATTCATCTTGCGTATCTAAGCTAAATAAGTTTAACCAAGTAAGAGTTCTATTTCCTGCGCCGCTTAATGTGTAGTGAACATCTGGAAGATATACGCCAGAATTAACTATCAACCAACTCTTAGTTGGCGTTGGTGCGTCAGCACTCAGGGTGAACACAGTTTGGCCGCCAGAAGTTACAGTTAATGTTTCTGTATTATAAGTTGCCCCTGCTGCGCCAGCAGGACCCGCCGGACCCGGAGGTCCCGCACTTCCGGCAGGACCTGGGGAACCAGTCGGGCCAGTTGATCCGGTTGGACCTGTAGGACCCGTAGGTCCGGTAGTGCCTGTCGGGCCTGGAGATCCTGTTGGTCCGGGAACTCCTACACCAACTCCAGATGGACCAGGAGGTCCAATAAATATTATGGCGCCTTGTAGTGGGTCATCAACTTTTTCGACAATATCTTGTCTATCCAATAATTCTCTGATTTCATTAGATTTAGCGTTGGCATTAAAAATAGATCCGGCAGGGTAGAAAGCCCCGTCGACTACTACACCACGCGAAACTAATACTAAATATGATTTTATTAAAGCCATGTTTTATAACCTTTATGGTATTACTTTTTGCCTTACCAGTAAACCGGCCCCACCAGCGCCGCCCGGGCCACCGCCGGCTGAAACAGTCGTTGTTCCAGTAGTATTAGTAGTTCCATAATAAATTGCAATTAAGCCGCCGCCTCCACCACCACCTGGTCCACCATTTCCACCCGCTGTTCCACCAGTGTTACCGTTAGCAGACAATGTTCCTTCGGTTACCGAGCCCTTGGCTTCAATAATTATTATGCCACCACCACTACCACCGGATGCTCCTGGTGAAAATGGAGATACTGTACCATCTCCACCGCCGCCTCCACCAGCACCTGGCAATGGAGTTAAAAATCCAAATCCTGTATCATTAATAAAATATGAAGTTGCTGCAGAGCCCGACCCTGGGGCTGGAGAACCACCACCGCCACCTCCGGTACCGCCACCAGTTCCGATTAATAAAATACTTCCACCGGGATTACCTTGAACGCCAGGACCGCCACCCCCGGCGCCGCCACCGCCGCCAGAAATTCCGTAACCACCAGGTGTAAATGGCGCACCGTTAGCGTGATTTCCACTTCCTGTATTTCCAGCTCCATTAGCGTTTATAGTTCCATTATTAGTAAAGTTTCCTGTGCATTTAATGTGTAATAATCTTAATGATGGAACAGTAACAGTAACACCAGGATTAATAGTTAAGTCAGTATAATTAAAAACACCGCTCATTGGTGCAGGGGATGAAATTGTACCAGTACCTAATGCGCCTGTACCACCAAAAGTAGTTGTACCTGCGGCGCCTGTTGGTCCCGTTGGACCTGTGGGTCCAGTTAAACCGGTAGGTCCCGTGGGGCCTGTTGGACCTGTCGGACCAGTTGATCCGGTTGGACCTGTTAAACCTTGTGAACCAGTGGCACCAGTAGGACCAGGAGGACCAGACGGACCAACGCTACCAGTAGGACCAGGACCACCTGTCGGACCTGGAGGTCCGGTAGGGCCAGGAGGACCAGAAGGGCCGGGAGGACCACCTGAAGGACCAGGAGCACCAACGGGGCCAGTAGGACCAGGAGGACCAGAAGGACCAGTTGTTCCATTTGTTCCATTAATTCCTGGAGAACCCTGAGAACCTGTTAATCCTGTCGCCCCGGTTGGGCCTGGAGGTCCGATATTACCTGGAGGGCCGGGAGGACCACCTGAAGGACCAGTTGCTCCAGTAGGACCAGGAGGACCAGCGACAAAAATTACTGATTGTGTTGTGGGAACGCCACTTACGACAATAATTTTTTCATCAGATAATAATGCAGAAATAGTAGGATCAGCGGAATTCGCAGAAAAAATATCATTAAGTTTAAAAAAGACAGAACCAAAGACTATACCTCTGGGCTCTATTACTTGATACTGCTTGATGAAAGCCATTCTTGATCCTCTTGAGAGTAAAGACGCAGACTAAATAATTGATTTTATTATATAATAATTCACAGGTGATTGCCATGCGAACTAAATTTCATATTAAGAAAATAAAAAGAGGTAAATATGGAGAATTATCTAAAATACTCGAAGAGGTGGAAGAAGCTATTGACGCGGAATTCCAAAAAGACAGGGTAATGTTATTGATAGAGTTATCTGATATAGTTGGCGCTGTTGAAGGAGTTCTTAAAAAACAAAAATTTAATATAACCGTAGAAGAATTAATAAAGTTTGCGAGGTTGCGCGGAGAAGTGAGTGTAGCTAATGGGTGGTCAAGTAAATAATATGAATAAGTCGCGCGAACACTATTTAGATGGTCAAAGATTCAGAAGACTGATTGTAATTAAAGATTCGGGCAGAAGAAAAAAGAATGGTGTAAAAGTCTGGGAATGTAAGTGTGATTGTAATAATATTACATTTACAACCTCTAGTAGATTAATAAGTGGCAGGACTAAAAGTTGTGGCTGTCTCTCCTACGAAATTAAATTAAAACTTGCCGAAGCCAAAAGATTACCAACAGAAGTCGTCGCAGTCCGTAATTTAATGTCTCGATATAAATTACATGCAAAAGAAAAAAATGTAGAATTTAAACTTACAACAGAACAATGTAATACATTTTTTAAACTGCCTTGCCACTATTGTGGAAAAACGCCTCAACAAATTAAGAAAGTAAGAAGAAAATATAATATAACTTTTTATATTTATAACGGTATAGACGCGGTTGATAATACTAAAGATTACACTGTGGATAATGTTGTAACGGCCTGCGGAACCTGCAATAAAGCTAAAAATAATCAATCAGTAATAGATTTTTTCGAGTGGGTTAAAACTATTTATAAGCTTCACAATCTCGGTAAGGACAAAGTTGTATGAATTGGTTAGAACTAGGCGTTCCGAAATGTGATTCACCAGGATACACTAGTTTACCAGTAGAAGATATAGCAAAACTGATGACTTTAATACGATATACGAATGTGCCATTATTTTACTTTTCCGTTGATCTCGTTCAAAAGTTAGCTATACACTTTAATCTAGAATTAGATGAATTTGGTTTAATTAAAGAATGAAGTTGTTATACGTTAAATCCGCGAAAATACATTATTATGTTGTACATTTATACCATTTAGTGACGTGTGTTACATATTGGCATTTTTCTACTGTTAGATTGGCTTCATTTAATATGGATATTGAAGACGTATTTAAGAAGGCAATTCAGAGTAATAAATTATGAGATTATATAAGAAAGCTGGTAATTTAAGTCCACAAGATTGTTTTCCTTATCAAAACAAAGTCGAGATGTGGTTCGAGATTTTAGATCGCATAAGAGCATTAAATAATGTATTAGGAGTTATGATGAACTCATTGGCAGTGGAACGTAAACTGAGATGGAAATAATAAAAACAGACTATATACATAATAAGTTTTTGGCCCAAGAAACTTTAATAAATCATGAATGGTGTAAGACTATGTGGGGAAGTTGGCATTGTTATCATGCTTTAAATTGGTTCTTTCACCAAATACACTTTATTTTATTTATTGATAGTAAATATGCAATACATGAATACCTCTAATACATATAATCTTGATTTCTTTTTATCTTCTTTAGAAAAGTCTTTATTTAGAGATTTTGAAGATATGCTTGATAATCAAGGATTTTATTATTTAAGCCTACCGGCTTTTATCAAAAAAGAGACATTATTAAAGCAAGAAGTAGTCGGATTAGATGCTGCTTTTAGTATAACTGATGGTATTGTATTAAATGGATCTGCCGAACAAGGTATATTAGAATATTTTGAAAATAAAACAGTGGGCCGCCTTAAATTATATTCTTTTACACATTGTTATAGAAATGAAAAAGAAATAGAGCCATTGATTCGGCTTTGGGAATTTAAGAAACTAGAACAATTTTGCTTCACTGATGAAAGCCATTGGGAAGAAGATTTCATGTGTCTGCTAACAAATGCAACTAAATTTTTAGAAAAATATGGAATAGTATATAGAGTTTCAGATGTAACTAAAAGAGATCCAGGTTATCATATTAAAAAATGGGATATAGAAATATATTTGAAAAGTCAGAACAGATGGTTAGAGGCAAATAGCTGCTCATATTTTGGTCAAGAGCAAACTAGAAGATTTAATATAACAGGTGCTACGCACAGTATTTCAAATACAGGGATTGCTTCGCCCCGGATATTACTTGGTTTTATAGAGAGATATAATGAACAAAGAATATAGAGTATATTATACAATAGCTTTTAGTGAAAAAGAAAATATAGGTTTAGTACTTTTTTGTCCTGAATTAAGTCTTTTAAACTTTAAATTTAAAAAGGCGCCAGAGGATATAGTAGTTAAGAAAGCACAAGATAAAATAGTTAAAAGTTTAGAATCTGATATAAAGTATTATCGTTCTACATCTGATTTAGATAGATTAATAGAATTTACTGATGGTGCTATTAAATTTACAGAATTAAAGTCTTTATTAGTTAAAAATTTCTTTATAAGTTTTGACGAATTATACAAGAAAGAAATATTAGGGGAGCTTAAATGAGAAATATTATTTTAGCAGTTTTATTATTTATTTTATCAGGCTGCACATCTTATGATAAATTAAGTGACTTATCATATGATACTACTAGTGTACCTTATGGTGTATTTGATGTTTATAAGCCAGTCCTAAATTCCATAACTCCAAGGCCAGCAATTATTTACATACATGGTGGGGCTTTATTGCTCGGTACCAAGTCAGAGGGAAAGAAATTTGCCGAAGATCTATGTCCAAAAGGATTCGTAGTTTTTTCAATAGATTACAGATTGGCTGGTGATACTATTGCTCAAGATGGCTCTACAATTCCTGGTTCTCGTTGGCCGCAATCCATAGATGATTGTCAGAAGGCTATTAAATTTATTAAAGATAACGCTCATTTCTATAAAATAAATCCAAATAAGATAGCTATAGTTGGAACTTCTGCTGGTGGAATGTTAGCAGTTACAAGTATTCTTAAGCCATACAATGGTGAATTCTTAGGTAATATAGCTGTTAATTTAGATGGATGGCATGATCCTAGAATGCCTAAGAATCAAGTTATGTCTGGCTATGATCCTATAATGAAAGCAGCTTTTGGGCACGATGAGCCATGGACAAACGCCGAATTAACTAGTATTTCTAGTGTTGTACATGCTAGATCTGGTGTTAAAGTATTAACGATACATGGTGAGAAAGATGATAATGTCTTTGTTAATCAAGCTTATGCTTTAAACACGGCCCTAGTTGCAGTAGGTTCTGAAAATCCTATGGTTATTCTTAAAAATGATGATTGTCATTCAGATTGTTGGAAAAAATACCCTGCATATGGAACATTTATAAACTTTTTAAATTCTAATCTAAGATAGGAGTTAGTATGGAAACTGTAACATTAGAAGAATCAGAAACATGTGTAATCTGCGGTCTTAAGTTCAAACACGCGGAATTTGTCTTCAGTGGTTTCTCACCAGAGGATAAAGATGTTAAACTGCATCCAAATTGTGTATCACAATCCGTTTCTGGAAAAGTAAAAGCTGTCAATTCTTTGTTGGTCCACTTGGAAAAAGACAAAGCTATTTCATCGGCTAAGCAGGTTGTTCTTAAAAAACGTTATAAAGAAATAATGAAAGCAGTTGAGGCTGCTAAATTAGCAAAGGATAGTAGATGAAACAAAAAGTAGATTTATCCCAAGAGAAGAATGATAAGTTCTTTTTATTAGTAGACGAAACTCCAGTGATGGTCCGTTCTGTTAGAGAGTATGATAATAAGGTAAGAATAGTGAACTATCCTAATAAAATCAATGCTAGAATATGGAACAGAGATTTTAAAACAGGGCGAGCGCCTATTTATAACAGAAGTCGGATCGAAATTAAGACTGTTGATCCTTTAAATAATGAAAAAGGAATAATGACCTTCTCCTCTGGTAGAGTTGTTAAAACATCAGAAACTATCAATGGTTTGGAATTTGAATATATAGATATATTTGATGTAGCTTAACTTTTTGTTTTATATCGTAATCCAGCGTAAACCCCACAAGCATCTCCAATTAGATAACTAATTATCGCGGCACTACTAGACACAACATCAGTTTCTGCAAGGAAAGTTTTCCATACCAGAAGGCCAATTCCAGCCATTATTACACTAATAGTAGTTGCTCTAATATTTTGTTCTTTAATTACTGCTCTTTGGTATAAAACACCTAAGCAATTAGATATTAAAGTTCCTAAAAATATTAGAATTAAAGTGGAGGCGCCCATATGGATCTACCTCTTCTTTTTTGATTAACTCTAAAGTAGTCATATAGTTTACCTCCTATTTTAAGAAAAATGTGGATGAGTAGTTTACGTTTTTTAAATATTAAAATCAATAATTTAAAGAGTGAGAAATGGATATTTTAATAACACACGCAAGATGTATGGATGGTTTAGGCGCCGCGTGGGTCGCCAAAAAGAGATTTCCCAATATTGAAATTTATTTTAGTCTTCACGATCAACCGCCTTCTCCCAACTTTAATGGAAAAAATATTCTAATTACTGATTTTTCGTATAAACGACCAGTCTTACTCGAATTAAAAGAAAAGGCTAAATCATTATTAGTCCTAGATCATCATGAAACAGCCGAAAAAGACTTGGAAGGATTAGATTTTTGTATATTTAATAAAGATAAATCTGGCGCTGGAATAACGTGGGACTACTTCTTTCCAGATAATTATCGGCCTTGGATTATAAAGTATATTGAAGATTCAGACTTATGGAAGTGGAGTCTACCTTATTCTAAAGAAGTGAGGGCCTATTTAGAATCATATCCAAAGACGATAGATTCCTTAGATAAAATAATGGATGATGGACTAGATAGTGCGATTGTTGGCGGTTCAACTATTTTAAGGTTTAAAGAAAATATAATTAATGAACATATTGAGGGCGTTCCTATCGAAGATTTCTTAGGTTATGAAGTCCCAATAATTAATGCGACTGTATTTCAATCGGAAATTGGTTCAATACTTGCTATTAATAGTCCATTCTCAGTATCTTATTATATTACAAAAGACGGAAGCTATAAATATTCATTAAGATCAACACCTACTGGTATTAATGTCGGAGAGTTGGCAGCTAAAAATGGTGGAGGCGGAAATCCTCGTACAGCCGGTATAACAAGCAAGACACCGTTGCATCAAATATAAAGTTGATATACTATGTCACGTCCGTTTTCTATTTTTTAAAACAAAGTCGTAATCAGAAAGGAATGTGATGGATATTTCAGAAAAAATGTTAGAAAATTCTCAAAAAGCTTTTACGATAGGCCGTAAGAAAGCACTCGAATTATTTAATGAAATAAAGTTAACTTCACAAAATAATAAAAAACAGATACATGAGATAGGAAAAGTGGAGTGGAATTCGGAATATGATTACATAACACATGCCTATTTAAGAAAAAATCATCTAGTTGGAAAGTTTGAGACTTTATGTGACTTACTATCAAGAGACAAAATTCTTTTTGAAAGAGACGTTATTACCACACCTAAATTTCAAGGTAATCATATTCCTAAACAATGCCAAATCAATTTTAGATTAATAATTAATCCTAAAGGACAATAAATGATAATTGATGATTTACTTCCAACTTTATTTGAAGAAGCTATGGCTAAACATCTGCTCACTCAAGATGTTGTAGATGTATTTTATTCTATTCATTACAATGTATCTTGCGACCTTAGACCTTGGTCTATAAAAATTATTACTGTCATTAAAGAAAAAGAAACCAATATTCTTGAAACAATAATAAATAGTGAACTAGATTTATCAGATGAGTTGATGCCATATAAAATATTATTTGATTTTCATACTACTGATTTTCGTTATTTTAAAGACTACGACACCCTATTAAAACAATACACTAATGAGTGGAATAGTTTAGTATCTCTCAGAACCAAGATAAAATCTAAACTGGAAACAAATTCGAAAAAGGATTAATATAGTTAAAGAACAAGATGTTTAATCCTATTTCGGAGAACAGTAAATTGTCAAGAAAACGAAAGCAAAAACATGTATCAAGAGAACCAGTAGTAACAAAAGTTGGGAATAAAAATAGAAGTAATAAACTAATATTTGATCTTAAATCCTCGCTAAAACCTATTTATCCTCAAACACCGGGTCAAGAAGAATTATATGACGCTATTCAGCAATCGTCTATAACAATCTGTAATGGACCCGCAGGAACGGGCAAAGCCCAGCCACTAGACGCACAAATATTGACACCATCTGGTTACAAGCTGATGGGTGATATGAAAGTTGGAGATTGGGTTTGTACACCAGATGGTGGAACCGCCCAAGTTTTAAAATTATTTCCACAAGGTTTCATCGAAGTTTTTAAGGTTACTTTTAGTGATGAAACATCTACTGAATGCTCAGGAGATCACTTGTGGTACACAGAAACTCAATTAGATCGTGATGCTAAAAGAAGAGGTTCTGTCAAACTTACCAGTGAAATTGCTTCAACTTTGATTACTAAAAATAAAAAACATAATCATTCTATTCCAATGGTTGAGCCAGTAGAATTTGAATCAGATTCACCACTACCAATAGATCCTTACGTGCTTGGGGTAATGATTGGAGATGGATCCTTGAGTAGTCCAACTGTTGGATTTACTACTGCTGATGAGGAGATTGCTGAAGCTGTCGGCTCTAATAGTCTAGGTGTGGGAATTAAAAAATGTAAAAATACTAAATATGCTTACAGAATTACAGGTGATAGGTGGCGTGTTGGCTCAGAGAGGCCACGAAAAAATCTATTTAAAGAGGCCATTAACGCCCTTGGCCTTTTAGGAAAAAAATCACCCCAAAAATTTATCCCCGAAATTTATAAATTTAGTTCTAGTGAAACTCGATTAGCTATTTTGCAAGGGCTAATGGATACTGATGGAACCATTGCTCGGGGTAGAAATTCTTGTGGCGTTAGTTTTACATCTACATCACTACAATTGGCAAATGATGTTAAATTCTTGGTCGAGTCATTAGGCGGCAAAGCCGTTATGAGATCTAGAATCACTTTTTACACTTATAAAGGTGAAAAAAAAGCAGGACTTCGTTCTTATACCTTACACATATCTATGAAAACTAATCCATTCAGACTAAAAAGAAAAGCTGAAAAATTTGTCCCTCGTTATAAATATTTACCAACAAGATATATTACTGCGATCGAGAGCACTGGGATTAAAGAATGTCAGTGTATTTTAATTGATCACCCAGACCACTTATATATTACAAATAACTTTATAGTAACACATAATACATTAATGACTTTTAGTGCAGCTATTCAAAGTCGCCTTCATGATAAAAATATAAGAAAAATTGTATTAATTCGTCCAGTAATTATGAGTGGTGATGACCAAGATATAGGTTTTTTACCCGGAGATGCAGATCAAAAGATGGCGCCGCTTCTTGCTCCAATACTAAAAGACTCTCTATCATACATTCTTGGTAATGAGGATTTATCTCAAGAAGATTTTAATTTGATTGTAAAGGATATTGTGAATCGTCTTAATATAGAAATAATACCACTTTGTTACCTGAGAGGACGCACACTGTCTAATAATTTCGTAATTTTATCAGAGTCACAAAATCTTACATTATCAGACTTTAAGTTGTTTATTACTCGAATCGGCCTAAACTCCAAAGTAGTAATTGAAGGAGACTCGACTCAGTCAGATATCGGTAAGGACTCCGGTCTTTTAGAATTCATGATGAAGATGTCTACTATAGAAGAAATAAAGCAAGTAGTGTTAGACGAAAGAGATATTGTCAGAAATCCACTGATTGCCAAGATACTCAGAAAGTTTCCTAAAGATGTATAAGCGGCTTCAAATACTGCTACTAACTTGTATAATTTCTGGTTGTTCCACTATTGGTGTAACTCTACCAACACGCTCACCATATGCTGGTACAGCGTATGATATACTTTATACAATGTCGGTCTTTCCGCATCCTTACATGTTATTTGGTATTATAGATCTACCTCTTACTTTTGTTTTAGATACTTTAGTTCTTCCTTATACACTGAACGAACCTACTAGACAAATTAATAACTAATTATGAAGAAATTAAGACAGCATCAGTTAGATTTACTAACAAGGGCTAAAAATATAATTAGTGGTTTCTCATTAAATAAATTAACTTTAGCTCATTCCATTCCGGGTGCTGGTAAATCAATTGGAGCAGTTTTATTTACAAAAGAACTTATAGAAAATAAAAAGATAGACCATGCAATCTGGGTTTGTCCTCGAACGTCCCTTACTAATCAATCAGCAGAAGCTTTTAAAGATAAGGAATTAAATCCATATTACACTGCTAGAGTTGCAGAAAATAAGGCGCCTCTTTTTAGGGATACACAGTTTGGTTGCATTGCGTATACAACTACTTATCAAGCTATTGCCGCAAATCCGAAATTGCATTTTGATGAATTAAAAGACAAGCGTTATTTACTTATATTAGATGAACCACATCATTTAAAAGATAAGTCTGGTGCTTTATGGACGGAAGCTATTCAACCAATATTTGATAAAGCAACACATACACTTATGATGACTGGTACTATAGAACGCCATGATAAGAAATTAATACCATTTATTCCATATGAGGAAGAAGATAATTTATATTTCCCAAAGAAAGATATTTATTACTCCCGATTTGATGCTTTGTTAGAAGAGGCGATAATACCGATAGAGTTTGCTTATGAAAAAGGGTGGGCTGAATTTGAAGATGAGTTTGGTATTAGAAACGTAGAGATATCACAAGCATCAGAAGAGGATGTATCAAAAGTAATTCGTACTTTTTTAAGTAAAACAGGATTTAGAAATAAACTTTTAGATCGCGGTGTTACTGCTTGGCTTAATTCATTATCTACTTATAAATCTCGTATGATAGTAGTATGTTCATCACAGAAAATGGCCAAAGGAGTTACTCAGTATTTAAAGTCTAAGTATAGTATAGATACAGTGCTTGCTATTTCAGATGATCCAGAATCCCACAAAAATATAACAGAATTTAGGAAGAAAATTCGGGGGCAAGTTCTGGTTACAGTTGGAATGGCATATGAGGGGCTCGATGTACCGGACTGTAAATACTTAATTTGTTTAACAAACACTCGTTCTCTCCCTTGGTTAGAACAAGCCTTTGCTAGAGTGACTCGTGTTGATTATTCAGCTATAAAAGAACAAAATATACCATACCAAGATCAAAAAGCCTTTATTTTCGTGCCAGATGACCCTAAAATGCAAAATATAGTCAAACTTATAATAGAAGAGCAAGATAAAGGCGTTAAAGGTAAGAAAGCGAAGAAACCAAAAGTCGGACTTCCAATGGGTCCTAGGATCGCTAATTTTAAACCAATTGGCGCCGAAAGTTCAGGATCAGAAACAGAAATAGTTTCAGTTAATAATTTAGTAGAAGAGACTTTCTACAAAGATTCGTCCTTATACCAAACAGATGAAGAAAGAGACAAACGAAAACAAATAGATATCATAATAAGGCGACGCGATTCTATGAAAAGACTTGAACGCGGAACAACCTTTGCTTTAGTCAAGGGTAAGTTTTCTAAGACGCCTGATGAAATGACAACCGAAGAACTATCAGAAGTACTGAGTTTCCTAGACCTTATACTACATTTGAGAAAATAAATGCCAAAATTAAGACTACACCAACAAGAAGCACTAAAAATAGCACAAGAAATTATAAATGGAAATAATAAAAAGAAAACAACAATAGCCCACGTTTCCCCAGGCGCTGGAAAAGCGCAACCTTTAGATTCTTTAATTTTAACCCCAACTGGTTATGTAAAAATGGGCGACATCAAGGTTGGAGATGAGGTATTGTGTCCTAATGGTACAACTTCAAAGATAATAGCGGTACACCCTCAAGGATTAAAAGATATCTATAGAATAAATTTTTCCGACTATACTTTCGCAGAATGTTGTGAAGACCATTTGTGGTACTTAGAAACAACATATACTAGATTGAATAAGACTAAAAAACGGAAAAAAAATTCATATCGTAAACCAAATGTTCAACCGCTTAAAGCTTTTAAAGATACATTAATTAAATCGAATAAAAAATACTATTCTATTCCGATGGTTTCGAACCTTAATTTCTCGGAAAACGATAAACTTCCAATTGACCCGTATCTTTTGGGTTTATTACTAGGGGATGGCTACATTGGAGGGCGTTCAGTATCATTAACTACTTATGATTTTGAAATAGCTGATTATATTAAAAATTTGGTTCCAGAGGGTGTCTCAGTAGTTAGCTGGAAGAAAAAAGGAGTATATGGTTTAGTAGGAAAGAAGCCAAAACCTAATGCGCTTTTATTATTGCTTGATAACTTAGGCTTGGCTGGAAAAAAATCTGAAGATAAGTTTATTCCTGAAATATATAAATGGACATCAGCCGAGAATCGCATAGAAATGCTTAGAGGCTTATTAGATACTGATGGAACAGTAGGAAAGCCGGGAGGTAATCGAAATCCGAGGTCATCGGCTAAAGTTAGTTTTACTACAGTTTCTAGGCAGCTTATGCTGGATGTTAAGTTTTTGATCGAATCCCTGGGAGGTATGGCTACGGTAGATAGTAGAATTCCAACCTTTACTGGTAAAGATGTAAATGGAAATAAGATTAAGAAAAAAGGACAACTTGCCTACACAATACGAGTAGGAATGCCTCCGAGTATCAACCCATTTAGATTAAAGAGAAAAGCAAATTTATATGTTCCAAAAACAAAATATTTACCAACACGTTATATAAGTAATGTCGAATACGTAGGTAAAAAAGAGGCCCAATGTATTACAATTGATAGTCCAAATCATTTATACATAACTAATAATTTTATAGTAACACATAATAGTCTCATGTCCGTAATTTTCGCCAAAGCCTTGGCAGATGCCAAGTTAATAAATAGAGTTGTTTGGGTTTGTCCCAGAACATCGTTAACTAGGCAAGCTGTTGATGGCTTTAAGAATGCTTTCAATCAGATTTATTCGGCTCGTGTAGCAGATAATAATCCTCCCCTATTTAGGGACGTGAGTTCCGGTAGAATAGCTTATGCAACTACTTATCAATCTATCGCAGCACAACCAGAGATACATTTTAATGCAACTTCCAATTATCCCTTCCTCCTGATTCTGGATGAACCACATCATTTGAAGGACGAAAAAGACGGTGCTTGGATTGATGCTATTAAACCGTTACAAGCTAAAGCATTTCACACGCTCTTGATGACTGGAACAATAGAACGCCATGATAAAAAAGTAATACCTTTTATCGAATACGATGAAGAAGGCAAACGATTTTATCCAAGAAAGGATATTTTTTATTCACGTTACGAAGCTTTAATAGAAGAGGCCGTTGTTCCTATTGAATTTGCTCACGAAGATGGTTGGGCTGAATTCGAAGAAGATTCTGGCAGACAAAAGGTAAATATATCTCAAGCAACTTCAGAAGAAGTATCCAAAGTTATTCAAACATTCCTAAGTAAAACAGAATTTAGAGACAGACTCCTTAATCGAGGTATTACACATTGGTTAGAGCATAGAAAGAAATATTCATCCCGTGCAATCGTTATCTGCTCTTCCCAAGCAATGGCTAGATCAATCACTAAACAATTACAAGAACAATACAAAGTTGATGCAGTTTTAGCTATTTCCGACGAACCAGAATCTCAAGCAGTAATTAAGAACTTTAGAAATAATAATGATGGACAAATATTAGTTACTGTTGGTATGGCGTATGAAGGATTAGACGTACCAGATTGTAAGCATTTAATTTGTCTTACTAATTTCAGATCCGTTCCTTGGCTTGAACAAGCTTTTGCTCGTGTTACAAGAGTTGATTATCGTGCAATGTCTAAAGGCGTAAGTTATGATGATCAAAAGGCTTATATCTTTGTTCCAGACGATCCAAGAATGCAAATGGTAGTTGCTTACCTAAAAGACGAACAAGATAGAGGTCTTAAAGCCAAAAAAGAAAAAATTAAGAAAGACCAAGATGGAGAGAAACGAAAGAAGTCCGAATGGAAGCCTATCGGCGCCGAAAGTACTAATTCAACTTCTATGTTATTGTCTGAACAATTACCAGATGATATTACTAGTATAGTTCCTGCCGTTCAAGAAGACGAAAAAGACTTACGCAGAAAGATAGAGATGTTATCCAGGAGGCGTGATATATTAAGAAGATACGAAAGAGGTACAACTAATAAATTATTATTTTCGGAGTTCAGAAAGCCCAGAAATAAAATGAGTCAAATGGAGTTATCTCGTGTGCTTAAATACTTAGAGTCGCTACATAAGAGTGAGAGGTAATGCTAACAACTGATGAAATCATTCAATTGCAGACTGTTCAATACTTCGGTCCATATTGGGGAACTGCCGGTGAGGGACTCTGTCCGTGCGGAAAATTGGCCGAACTTCGAGGTGTTCTATTCAAAGTCGATGATAATATCTATGGCTATGACTTCGGAAATAAGACATATATTGACGTTGTCTGGAAAGCTGTAGCTGATTTTAGAGATGCCATAGGCGCTAAATCTAATAATGAATTATATGAATTATTAGAAAAAGAGGACAAAGATATATTACGGAGAATTAAAAATGATAACACTGTCTAGTATTTTTGGTTTATTATCATTCTTATGCATATTAGGCTTTGTAGCTACTGCGACTGGCAGCTAATGTGGTTTGATTTAATAATTGGTTTTCTTACAGTGGTAGTTACACTTGCTTTAATGTGGAGATTCTTTCCAAATATTGAATAATTCATGCGAACACAAAGAATTAGACATAGTTGGTGGAACTGCTGACGAAACCGGTTTTTGGGACTTATTTCGGTGTCGTCAGTGCGGTTGGGAGTTTATATTAGAATCCTTGGAAGAATAATTTAATCTAAGTATAATATAACTAGCTAAATATTTTGTTAGTAGGCTAAAAGATGTCTTATATGTTCTATGCGCTTTGTGTACTAATTTTAGTACTAGCGTCTTTTAGTCAATGTAATGCCTCAGAAATTGAGATAAAGCCATTATCACCTAGAGTTGAACGTCTAAATTCTGAAATAGCAGTTGATAATAATTTAACACTTCTGACTTCACAAAATATTAGTTTTAAATTAAATCCAGAAGTGTATTATTGGAACACAGATAAATATTACAATATTAAATATGCTGGGTTGCAATCCGTCATAGCAAACAGACTTAGAGCTTACCACAAGCAATTATTTAATAAATATATCAGAGATTACTATGATAACAGTAATTTAACGCCCAATGACCTGTTTAGAAAATATATGGACTATGGCGATCTGGAAAACGATATAGATAATGGGTCTTGGTGGAAAGACGTTGATATACTTAATAAGGATCAGAGAGAGACAATAATTATAGGTCGTGAGCACGCAATAATTAATTATAAAGAATTATCATTGACTACTGCTGGAAGAATAAAAGTTGGTGCAATCCGTTTTCAACTAAATTTGCCAACAAGACAACGAATAATAGATGATAATCTTATGATAAGTAGAAAAACGACAAACCTTTCTGGTTCGTTTCAAACTAGCGAAGTGAGACTGATGAAACGGATCAAGCTACAAGTAAAACCACGCGTATCATTCAGAACTACATTAGATCCACATAAAATAATATCTAATATAACGCTAGAAGCAAGGGCTAGAATTTTTGCCGATAAATTTAATAATGTGCCGCTTATGAATATCTCATTAATATTTAAAACTGATCTTGATAACAGGAATTATACATTATATGGAACAATCGAACTCCTCACCTTCTAATAAATTTCAAATCTACTCTTACAACTTGGGATGCGATTTCGAAACCGATGACTTGGAAGCTTTAATAAGCAAAGTTAAAGAAATAATGAATACTAATAGTTATGTAAATATAAATCTCTTTAAAGTTGGTATCTCCCCGAAAGAAGATAATGTTACCGAAACGAATAAAGAATAATTGGTTTAGGTCAGCTTATCTTAAAATAGTAACAAACGAAAAAGGTAATGCTGTAATAACTACAGAGCCGATTAAACAAGGCGATACTATTCTTTATTTTGATGGTAAACAGATTAAAATTAAAGATCTGCCAAAAGATAACTTAGATTATTATATGCAAATATCTAATAAAACGGCAGTTGGGCCATCCGGTAAAGTAGATGACTATTTAAATCATTCTTGTGCCCCAAATGGTGCTGTCATTATAGAAAAAAGTAAATTGCCACTATTTAATCAATACAAGATTAAAGATAAATATGTAAGTGTTAGATTAATTGCTCTCAGACCAATAGAGGCTGGCGAAGAAATAACTTATGACTACTCAGTAACTCAGAAAGATATTGAATCAGAATTTGATTGTAAGTGTGGTAGTGATAGCTGTCGTGGTTTTATAGATAATTTTGAAAATTTACCTAAGAAGATTAAGAAGTGTTACAAGAAGATGAATTTAGTGCCTAATTTCTTAAAAAAGAAGGAATAGTTTATGGATAGAACTCTAACTATTAAAAAAGATGGCAAGTTAATATATAGTTTTTGGAATTATGATAAAAAAGAAAAACGCGGCGGTTACATAGAAAAAGATGCGACTAATTTCGCACATACTTTGCTATTTGAAACATGTTCTATAGATGAGGGTGTCACTCTAAGAGATATATTTAAATTAGTAAATAGTAATATGAGCACCTTAGAGTCGGTAATAAATAACTATTGTAAAGAGTATGTCGAAGTCGGCTTAGAAGCGCCATTTCATAAAGACGAAAAACTTACTAGTCTAGAGTTATTTTGGCATATAGATTTAGTCGACAGTTCTAGGTTGATCGGTAATACAATTCCGTGGTTTCACGGACTAAGTACCGAAGCCAATGGTAGGGTAGGGCAATACGCATTAGATTTATGTTCGGTTGATAAAATAGTAGATCTGCCTATTAAACTATCTACTAAGTTTGCGCTAGTGCCTGATGACTATTCAAAAACTCCAATCGAATACGGGGAGGCTGATTTCTCCCTAGGTCAAATTCTTTATGGAATATTTTATGAACTCAGTTTTCATGGCTCACCCCGCCAACAAAAAGAGTTTGAAGATGAGTTAAGTAAAAGGGTGGCACAAATAGAATCGGGCGAAGTCGAAACTATCCCGTGGGATGACTTAGACTTAAAGCAAGTTGAAGAGCTTGATATTGACTTCAAAGAAGAACAATCTTAAAAATTTCTTGAAATTAATAATACGAGATGTAATATTATTTTAGTTGGTTGCACAGTGTAACTGACTTTTTGAAAAGCTGCTATTAATGTGATAGTGACTTTTCGTAACTGTAGAGTGTAGAGAGGTAATTTATATGTCCGATAAATCAATTTATGATCAGAAACTTAATCAAGCAAGAAGCTTAATTGAGAATCATAATAAAATGTCTACCAATAAAGTAGATATTGAAAAGTTTATTGAATGTCTCAAGAATGCGGGCGCTACAACTGATGAAGCTTTACAAGTTGTAAGTTTCGAGGATCTAGAAGAATGTTGCGTACCTAAAATTTTAGCCAAATTAATTGCTAAAGTTTTTAGAAAGGAATCATTATTGTTAACCGAAGAAGTGAAAGTGAAACCAATTTCTGAAAAGAAAGCACTTTCAATGACTATCGCGGATCTCTTAAAAGCATATGATCCTAAAGAATCCGATAATCCTGTAGGTCAAAGACTGCATAACATTACTGGTGGAGAGCCGTGTATTGCTTTTGATAATAGTGGCCAAGTTATGCAAGATGTTTCTCTTAAAGAAGTTAATTCATTAAGGAATGGTTTTGCAGCCAGAGAATACACAAGGGTTAATGGTGTTCCAGTCAAACTTTACGCTATTGGTGAGAAGTTTGAATTCTTAATGGATGAGAATCCATTATATGCAGGCTCTCCCTTAAGAGACAATGAGTGTGAGCAGACAGGTATTTCTTGGGAATCCATTCCACATTTAATTAGAGTATTATTAGCGTTGGCTGTTAATCATACGTCTGAGTTAAAAATAGATCAAATAAGTGATGCACATAACATATTTGATTTGATAATAAATTCTAAAAACGCAGAAAAGCTGTTACGCCAAAGATTTCCAAAAACGTCTTTATTGTATGATGAGATGGATAAATTAGGGACATTACCTAAACTGAAATTAACGCACATTATTGTTGATTCACAACTTCCATCGTATAATAAAAAACAGAATCCCTTTTCACACAAGAGTTACTAATCATGCAATATAGTGAGATATTAAAATTAAATTCAAAACTAAATAAACCAGCCGTTCCTCTAATGTCAGTTAATGATTTATCGACAACTTTGCATATGCCTCAAGCTTTAGAGAGGCAATTTAATGGAGAACAAGAAATAGCTCATAGTTTACCTCCTAGTAGACATATCTTAGCTTTTTCTGTTGATAGATTTACAGCAGCACCCACAAATTGGATGAATGGCTCATCAAAAGCATCTAGTTACTTTGTTCCGGTCGAAGAAGGACATGGATTATGGCTAGATTTAAATAGTTTATACAATCACACTCATCATGTCGCCGCAGTTATATCGATTCAGGGTATAAATCCAGTCACTGGTAAAAAGAGTGACCCTATCAGACTAGAGCAATATAAAGAAAATTGTCCTGTTCACAATATTGCATTTAAGGCTAATAACTTCTGTGATAAATGTAAATATTCGTGGCCCACCCAGAACTATTTATCAACTACCGGTACACCTAATGGTTTACTGTGGTTAGATGGTTTTAGAACCGAAGATGGCTCTATCAGGCAATGGATATTTACTGAAGAACAGATTAAAGGTGTAGCAAAACAAATAATTGGAAACGATAGAGTTTTTGCCATTGGCGTGGCTTTCTACTTATCAAAAGAAGAAAAGCCAAAGCCTGCTGTTAGAATTGCTAATAGATCAGTTTATTCGATGCCTGAAAAGTATTATTCAGCAAGTTCTCTTGATTGGTCATCTGATACTGCAACTGATTATGCTCCCGCAACTTATAATGTTAATATAAGTTCTACAACCGGACTTCCAGGTTCAACTAGCCTAGTCGGTCAATCAATGGGTCCAGAATACGAAGTTAAAACCAGCGGTGGCATTATGAAAGCTGCTTCTAAAGGAATGACCACTAATAGTGTTCGTAGCCCTGCCGCAAAGAAAGAAACTAAACGGGTACGCGGTGGTAAAAAGAATACTAAATTAGAAATCGGCGCTGGCGCTTTAATAGCACAAGAAGTCTATAAAGATCCATATTCTCTGGACTTCTGGACTGATGAACCTGCCGGGTTCATTTATATCAACTACTGCAACTACGAACAAGTAGCAGAGATTTTAACTGCTGGAGAAAGAGAAGAAAAATCTGAGGGTTTCCTTGATTCTCTTAATTTAGCTAAGTAATATAATAAAAATGACAAATGTCTTGTTAGGATTACATCGAATGTCAATCGAGAGGTCCGGTGTTCGATTCCCGGATTGTCCGTCACATGGGCAATTAGTGTAATGGCAGCACGCTAAAATAACTCTTAACTAATAATTGTTGTCATTTAATTTTAACTTTTAATATTTTGGAGTTTAATTAATATGCATTTATCACCAGGCTATGCTTGGCGTTTAGAATTATCTAAACGTGAATTAGCAGTTGTAATCCGTTGTTTAAACGGTGATGATCTAAGTGAAGAAGAAGATGAATTAGCTCAAAAGTTAGCTAATACAATCACTATGATTCAAGAAAAGAAAGAACAAAAGAAATTACAAAAATCTAGACAAATCGAGACGGATTAATGGCCGTTTTAAATTTAACATTATCCGATGTGGGAGACCACAGTCATAAATTAATATTTAACAGAGAATTGGACAAGACAGATATTACTGTTGTAATAAAGGGTAGTAATGATCAGGCATTGTCAGTCAAATTAAATAGTGCCGACTTTTTATTATCTTTAAAGTCATTATTTCCGGATTTAAAAATATTTTTAAATGAATAAAATAATACTTGCAGCCGATTTAGGCATACCAAAAGAAAGATTAACATTTAATGAAGAAATGCAACTTAAGTTTTTACTTACGGCTGTATCTAAGCCATTTAAGAATGAACCACCAACAGTTGTTAAAGCCTTCGAAGAAAAAGATAATTATTTCTGGATTCCTAGACAATTCGGGCTTGCTAGATACACACCCGAAGAAGATAGAAGAAGCATTGGTATTCCACAAAATTTAGAATTCAAAGCAACATTAGATCCGAAGCGAGATCAACCACGCGCTGTTTCTGAAATGGTGCCCTACTTAGAAAGATATGGCGATGGATTCTTGTTGGCTGGGACGGGGACGGGTAAAACTTTATTGTCTTATGCAATAGCTAGTCATTTTAAAACATCGATAGGCGTATTTCTATATGCTGGGCATATGTTCGATAATTGGATACAGCAAGCAGATTTAGCCTTTGGCTTAAAGCCGGACGATATTGGCATTGTTCAGAAAGATCGTTGCGACATCGGTAAGCCAATTACATTAATGTCTACGCAGAGTTTCTTACATAGAACATACTCTAAAGAATTTTATGAATCAATTGGCTTTATTTGCCTAGACGAAGCAAATCATTACGGAGCTGAGAAATGGTCCACTATTTTAAGACAATTTCCGGCCAAGTATCGGTTAGCTATTACAGCCGATAAAACTAGAATAGATGGTTTAGAAAAGGTAGTCTCTTGGTATCTTGGTGATACTGGTTATGAGATTATAAAAAAGAATAATAAATTAAATATTATTGGCGTAATGGTTAGTGGTAATTATCCAGAGAATAGTTACAAAGATTGGTACAAAAGCGAACAAAATGGTAGATTTTATGGTGATTCTCTTAAGTATGATAAGAAATTATCTAAGGATTCAGATAGAAATAAAATAATTGTTGATGAAATTATTAAAGCACGACGGACTGGTAGAAGAATTTTAGTTTTTTCTCGTCTAAAAGACCATCTTAAATGTTTGCACGAACTCACCACAGAATCGCTATCAAAAGTAGAGCCTAATTATCCTTCAACAAAGATTGATTATTTAATTGGTGGAATGAAGGATGCCCAGCGAGAAGAAGCCTTGAAGGCAGATATTAAATTCGCAACATACAGCTATTGTCGAGATGCTTTAAATGATACATCTAATGATACATTATTCTTCGCAACGCCTGCCGGAAATCCATTACAACCGGCTGGTCGATTAAGGGACAAGGGACCTCAAGATAGAAGGCCACTTATGATATTGGATTTCTATGAGACTAACGAATACTCATTAAGAAAATGGAAGAATAGGAATCAAACATATGAATCTTTAGAACACAACGTTAAAACTATAAAGCGTCTTTAGTGAATAATTATCAGCCTGGTATAATATAGATAGGCTAAAAGCTCAAAGTCAGAAAAAATAGGAGAGAAAATATGACACCAACAACTAGTTTAGAAACAAAGAAAGTAGAAAATGCGACTCCAAATATTGCGGCAGCATCTAAAGTTAGAGTAACAAAAACTATTAAATTAAAAGGTAAAGCCGAAGATGTTAAAGGTACAGAAGAAATATTAGAAGTACATAAATTTGTAACGGAACCAGCAGTAGCAACTGTAACTATTCCATTAAAATTATCAATGGATTATCAATCTCTTGGTATTGAGATAGGTGTTTCTATTCCCTGCTATAAAGAAGAATTAGAAGAGGGTGTAGAAAAAGCTTATCAAATGGTATTAGAAAGAGTAATTACAAAAGTTCCAGAAATTCAAAAAGCTTTAATTGAATTTACAACTAATGGTAAAGCTCGGAGATAAAAATGGGTAGACCAAAAAAGAATCAAGATGATAAGTCAGAAATTACAATAGAAAGTGAAGTAACAGAAGAAACTCCAAAGAAGATAACCAAAAAGAGTGACGCATTTGATACTCTTTTTGAACAATTACATAAGAAATGGGGTAATTCTGTCGCTAAAGCGAGCGAGGTTAGTGATGCGGGCGTTAAAAGAATTTCTACCGGAAATTTAGCATTAGACGTTGCCACATTCGGTGGTATACCTTTTGGACGTATTACTCGTTTCTATGGCGCCCCAAAAAGTGCTAAGACTGGTTCTGCTTTTAATTTAGTAACAAGTTGTCAACGCAGATGCTCAGTTTGCTTTTCTTTAGAAGAGTGTAATTGTGATAATAGAAATGCTGCTGGTGTTGCTTGGATTGATGCTGAAGGTCGATCCAATGATAATTTACAGTGGATGCGCGCCCATGGTATTGATACAGATAGATTAATACTTCAAACACCAGAATCTGGCCCTCAATTAGTAGATACTGTCGATGCTATTTTAAGAGCAAAGGGGGTTTGGTTAGTTGTTGTCGACTCACTAGCAAACATTATTTCTAAAGAAGAACTAGAGAAAGCCACAGAAGACGGTTCAACAATTGGACGTAATGCTGCTTTAATCAATAGCGCGCTTAGAAAGTGGCAAGCCGCTTTAAATTCACACGGGTTTAAGTATGAAACTAAGCCAACACTTCTGTTACTAAATCAGGAACGCCAGAAGATCGGTGTTATGTATGGTGATCCATCAGTAATGGTTGGTGGAATTGGTCAAGATTATGCTACTTCATTAGATGTTAAGTTCTGGAGAGGTAAGAATCACTTCTTTATTAATGATGGGACTGAGGAAGAACCAAAGTGGATTGATAAGCAACAAGGTGGTCCACAAGGTTACGCCCCTTCCGAACACGAAACACCAGATTATGTAGATATTAACTTTAAGGTAACTACATCTTCTGTTGGTGGTGTCGGACGTTATGGTTCTTTTAACTATTGGTTATCGAATAGACTAGGACACCATGCGGGTGATCCAGACAACTTTAGTCAAATATTTGAATTTTCTAAAAGTCTCGGATTATTGACCAAAAATGGATCTACTTATGATCTAAAGGGTTTACAGGATACATCTCAAGCTAAGGTGAGAAGTCTATTAGCTAAGGATAAAAAGATTCAGCAAATTCTTTGGAATGAGATCACAGATAAAATGTGTAAGGTAGATTATAAGAGTGGAATCATCTCAGAATAACGCAAATATTAGAGATTTAAAAACTCTAGTAGCCCATAATAAACCTGAATATTACAGTAAAGACGTTGAAAAAGTAGTAGAAGCTGTTTTTAAGGGATTGTCAGATTTATTAGCTTCAGGTTGCGATGCGGTTGTTATTAGAGGCTTTGGTACTTTCAAACTTGGCAATTATGGTTCTAGAACCTGGAGGAATCCTTTTGATGGTAAAGTTAAGAGGATTCCTAATATTCCGGTCATAAGATTTAAACCAAGTATTGGACTAGCTAATAAAGTAAAAACTTTAAGGAAAAATCAAAATGGAAAAAATATGGATTAATTGTTTCTTTTTGCCGTCTAAATTTAAAGGAGAACTAGGGTTTAGAGTCAGAACTACTTCCGGTATTATCGAAGGTTGGGCTCCACAAAGATGTTGTGTACCTTCCTTCGGTTGTAACTTATATAGAAACGATTTCAAACCAACTAAGGGTAGTGAAATGGCTTTATGGGGATGTTTGTATTCTATTCTTGTAAAAGAGCATGATAACGGTGAATCGGATGTAACTGTTCCGGATGGCAGAGTTATTCGAATAAAATCTAGTAGAATCGTGGTAAGGATGGAAAAAGATGCCAATAAAGAAAGGGCCTGATTATTTTGATGATAGTGATGAAGAAAAGATTAAGCCGAACTACTTTAAAAAAGATCCGACCAAGAAGATCTCCAATAAACATGAAAAAGATGTAGCTGAAAGATCTGGTGGAAAGACTACTCCAGGTAGTGGAAATATAGTGGGCCGTCCTGGCGATGTTAAGGATGATATTTTTCTCAGAGAATGCAAAGCGACACATGGGTCAGGAACACAATTAGATGGTAAATGGCTTCAAAAGATATCTTTAGAGGCATTAGTTACCAAGAAAATACCTTTATTAGAATTAAGATTAGAAGGTCAAAAGACGCCATCCCACAAAGATTGGGTAATGATACCGGCGATTGAATTTCAAAGAATTATAGAAAAATTTAAAGAGGATAATTAAATGTCAGAATTTTCTTTTGCTAATATAGCAAACTTACTAAAAAAGTCAGAAAAACCTGCTAAAGTAGATGGGCTAACAGCAGAAGAATGGAAATCAGAATTTTCGAATTGGTTAGAAACAGATTATCAAAAAATAGTTCCTCCACCTAGAAAACCTGGACTTCACTGTTCCGGTTTATATGAGGTTTGTCCCAGAAAGGAGGCTTTATTAGAATTATTAAAGCCGCAATCTGAAAATATTAAAGCCGGTCAGACTATGACATTTGATCTAGGAACGATGATGCATTGGTGGTGGCAACATCGCTATTTAGGGCCAAAACAAGAATTATGGGGAGATTGGTATTGTTCATCATGTAAGAATACAGTTACAGGACTGATGCCCTTAAATTGCTCCTGCGGCGCAGATTGGCGTATCTCTATGCACTATAAGGAGTTAGGAGTAGAAGATAAAGAATTAAAATATACAGGTCATTGTGATGGAGTGCTTCTAGGTAAAAATAATCAAAGACGTGTTTTAGAGTTTAAGTCTTGTTCAGACTCTGCATATAAAAAAATAATAATGCCAAAAAAGGCACATATCATACAGGCACATGGTTACATGAGGTGTCTAGGAATAACTGAAGCACTTATAGTTTACAGTAACAAAGGACAACAATGTGATTGGATATTTGAGAGTAATGGCGATGTTAAAGTTGGTGAAATTAAAATTAAAACATTTTTAGTTTCGTATGATTCTGCGTTGTGGACTGAGATAGAAAAAAGAATAAAAGATAATGAGACTATTAGGAAACAAATAGTTGATATCATAAAGTCTGGTAAGTTCGTTGATGAAGAGTTTATCGCTCAACAATATAGAATTTGTACATCAGAGGAGGACGATGCGGCTGCTTATTGTCCAGTAAGAAAAGAATGCTTTGCAATGCGTTGTGACACCAAAACAGATAGTATTCATAATGTTAAAAGTAAGGAATTTAAAGTGCTGAATGAGTGATACTGAAACATGCTGTGAAATGCGAAGAAAAGTAATAGTAGGCATACTTGCTGTAATGAACGAAGAAGAATGTGGAATTTCTGATACACACTTAGCAGATTTTATGTTATTTGATGTTCAATCACCTTCGGGAAAGCCAGTTTTAGGGTTTAAATATTGTCCTTGGTGCGGAAAACAGAGAACAGGTGAGTCTAGAATTACCGAAACTCAAATAAATGTTGAAGCAGAAGAATCTACTGACGAAGACTATAAATATGATGACTTTCCATCTGATGAAAATTTCCAAGGCGGCGAATAATGAGAATACTCGCTGTAGATACTGGTGCAAAATGTGGTTGGGCTCTTTACGATAATGGCGCACTCTCGGCTGGAACCTGGAAATTAAAAAAAGCAGATACAAAAAAACATAAAGAACGTTATGGAATGCGTTTTCAGCGATTCTATGACGAATTGCAAAAAATAGGAAAAGTCGATTATGTGTATTATGAAGAGGTCTATTCTCACACCGGCACAAAAGCAGCCCATTCCTATGGAGGTTTTAAATCACTACTACTCTTTTGGTGCGAACTTAACGGAATTAGTTATGGTTCGTTCGGTGTTGGCACAATTAAAAAGCGAGCTACGGGCAAAGGTAATTCAGATAAATCTAAGATGATAAAAGCAGCTAATAAATATATTAAAAAAATATTAAAAAGAGAAGTTACATCAGATAATGAGGCAGACGCAATATGGATTTTACAATTAGCGAAAGAAAAGCACGGAGTTTAGTCTTGTCCGAAGAAGAATTTGAAAAAGAATTTAAAATTGAACCCAAACCGGCTAATACGATAGAGTCGCATGATATAATATTAGATCGTGTATCAGATAGGGTTAAACATATTGGAGTGCAGTATTTAAAATTAGGGCAAGACTTATTTTTAATTTATAATCTACAGTTATATAAGAAATTAGATAAGGATTATCAATCTTATGGAGAATATGTTGTCAAAGAATTAGGTTTTTCCGAAGATATGGGTAATAAATTACGCCGTCTTTGGAAGAAGTATGTTAAGAATCTAAATCTTAAACAAGATGATTTCGAAGGTATTGGTTTTACTAAAGCACTTAAATTAATGCCTATAGTTAATAAAGATAATGTTCAGGATTGGTTAGATAAGGCTCGCAACAAAAGCGGTAAAGAATTAGATAAAGATATCGAAGAAGTTAAAAAGAAGATACCAAAATTTAAGTCCGTCGATATTAGTTACGTAGAAGCAAAGGCACCAGAACTTATATCTAACAGGCCCATTGAAACTGCTGAACAACAAAAAGTTTTTAATATTGAAAATAATCCAAAAACTATAGAAGTAACCCCTGATAATATAGAATTATCGGAAGAAACATTAATTAAAAAGACATTTTATTTATATCCAGATCAAGTTCGTATTCTTAATGATGCCTTAGAATCTATAGAAAGAGAGACTAATTCTACTAAGGATTCATTTAATCTAACATGCGCTATTGCAGAATTTATTGCCAATAGAAATGTTATTTCTAAGAAAGAAGATAAACCCTATGCCTTTATGAAGGCATTTGAAGAACGTTTTGGCGGCAAATTAATGTGGGTTAAAAATAGAAATGCCGCAGATAAACTTAATGATTTAATTTCAAAAGATCCAGAACTAAAGGGAGATATTATTTATGACAACGAATGATGAAAATATTACACCAGCAACTAAGAAACGCGCAAGAAAACAAACAGCTTTTGTTCTATTAGAAATAACAAATGGTGGTTTAGATTTTAAACAAATTCCATTACCAAAAACTCTAATCGGCAAGAATACAAGAGATGTTGCATCAATTAAAAGAGCAGTCTCTCAAGCAGTAGCAGCAGGAGATACTACATATCTTGGCAAGACTTTAACTGTGGGACGGCTATCCGAAGGTTTTACGTTTCAAACAGAAACTATCACAAGAGTAGTAGAAAAATAATTGAGTTCTAAAGACGAACAACTTAAGGAATTAGCACTAGATATTAGAGCTTGTAAACGTTGTCCTTTATTTCAATCAAGAGATACTCCTACAGTTTCTAGAGGAAATCCAAATTCACCATTATTAATAGTCGGAGATTATCCAAGATCGACAGACCATCAAAAAGAGGAGTCATTTTCTGGTCTTTTTGGTAAGAAAATAAATAAATTATTAGAAGCTGCCGATATTAATCCAAATAATGTTTATTTTACTCAAATTCTTAAATGTTTTCTTGGAAGAATGTCTTACTTTCCAGAAGATACCTCACCAGCCAAGTGTTTTCCTTTTTTATATAAACAAATAAAGATAATTAAACCGATTGTGGTAGTTTTGGCCGGGCCAGAGGCTTTAAATTGGGGATTAATTCGGGGAACAGGAGAGACAATAGAAAATTTCCAAGATTGGGTTGGTAAATTATATAGGCGACGTGATATTTATGAAGATACTAAATTTGCTGTAATTAATCATCCCTCTGAACTTAAACGATTAAAAGATAAGCAAATAGAACAAAAATGTGTAGAAGTTTTACAACTTGCTAAAGCTTACATCGTTGCTAAACAAAATAATACACTTCTTCCGTCTATTCCAATAGACTTAGAAACTAAAAAGAAAAAATCTATTTATAAACAAATAGATGCTTTTAAATGGAAGAAGCCTATAATATAAATTTTAAAATACCATAAGATACCGATTGCTAAAACAGTCGGTATTTTTTTGTTTATATATTTCTCAAATTATGTTATATTATAGAATAACTATTTTGAGAGAGTTATGGTATTACAATCAATATTAAATACTGTAAATAGACCGGTACCAGCGTACTTATTTCCTGAATTGGATCCCTCCCAGGAATCGGGAGATGCTATTAAATTAAAAAATACTGCAATACAGGATAGCAGGGTATTTGTTTTTCAATATTTTCCAACACAAGTTTCTGATTCTTACGAAGTAGATTATGCAACCAAAATGATACCGGGTGGCTCGCATCCACTATATCAGTGGATTGGCGGGTCTGGCCGGACTATATCATTTGAAGCAACATTTTCTTGTGAGGTGGACGAAGATACCGCCCTTGGAAGTACGCTATCCGCAGCTTCTAATTTTGTTGCGGCAGGTGTTATACCATCTACTCGTTATACAGTTGATATAAATGGTGCAATAGCTAGATTGCGTCAATTTCAACTACCTAAATATCAGTCTGGAATAGCCAAGGCGCCACCTAAACTACATCTAGTTCTTCCAAGGACATTGATTGGGGGAAACAGAGATGATATTCTTTGTTTTCTTAAATCTTGCCGTGTAGTATATGAGTCTTGGTTTCCTAATGGTCGACCAAGATTGGTCACAGTTGCCTTGGAATTTATAGAAACTGTACAAAGAATGACAGCTAATGCACAATCATCTTCTATCAAATTCTTAGATGGCGAAGAATTATTTAAGAATAGTGCGCAAAATTATAAATACCGTGGTAATATAGATGGTTTACTTACTGTTTAATTTTTAAAGAGGTTTTATAAAATGGCCGGAACTAAATCAACTAGTATTAAATCATATATATTTTATTCTGAAGGTAACGTCTCCAATTCAAATAATTTTGCGGACCTCCCATTAACTTTTATGGATGGCACTACTAATTTTTTATCACAATCTGTCTTATTAGCCAATGATTCAGCTAATAGTATTCAATTTTCATTCGATGGAACGAACGTTCACGGAACTGCTAAAACTAATGAAAAAGTAACATTCGATTTTATGAAATTTAAGAAAATATGGCTTCGTTCTTCTGTTTCGTCAGCCTATAGATTTTGGGCTTGGTAAGGAGTATTTAATAATATGAGTGGAATACAAGTACCACCAGATGTTTCAGGTGGCTCCCAAGCTGCGACAGGTTGGGCAGACGGTGGACCAACTGTTGCTTTAGTTACTGGCTCTGATAATGTTACATTAGGAACTGGAACTTTTACTACACAAGGACCAGTTATTAATTCTCGGGATGATGCTAGCACTAATACTGTATTAAATATTCAAACTTTAGCTAGAACGACTAGTGGTACAGCCGCCAGTGGTTTAGGACTTTCAACAATATTTCAACTAGAGGATAGTGCTGGAAATACAGATAATTCGGCTAGTATTGAAGTATCCTGGGCTGACGCTACTTCCACTAGTGAGGATAGCCAAATAATCTTTAAAACAATCGATGCCGGTGGTTCACTCCAAGAGCGTTTTAGAGTCACTAATACTGGTATTAGAGCGATTGATGACGCCGGTACTATATTATTTGAAACTGGTAGATCCGGAAATGACCGTGTTGAGGTTTTCAGCCTTTATGCTAATTCAGGGGCAGGCGATAGATTTGCGCTATTACCTCAGTTTGGATCATTTACATTGTCGTCCGATTACATAATAAAGTGGCAATCAGGCGCAAATTGGTTTTCAGGAACTAATGATTTATCTTTACTAAGGGACACTATTAGTGTTCTTAAAGTTACTGATGGATCTACAGGATTGGGGTCTATAAATGCATTATTAGCACCAGTAGTTAATGACGCCGTCACCAGCGCGGATTCCACAGTTGGTACATTCACTCACACTACTACAGGTACGGCCGCAAATGGAATCGGTGTTAAATTTCTATTTAAAGCTGAGGATTCCGCAGGAAATACAGACGACGCAGGGGCTTTATGTTTTAGGCTAAGTAATGCTACATCTGGAGCAGAAGCTACAGAAGTGGCAATTCAAACCAGAATTGGTGGAGGTGCAATAGGAGATTCCGTTTTAATAAATGGTTCTGGTCGAATCACGTCTGGTGGCCTTATAGCTACAGCTAATGGGGTGGAAGCTCCAGCCACAGGTTGGTTAGGTCATTCCAATCGTTCAACCTTTTATTCACCATCTGATGGTGTTTTTGAAATGACTAATTGGGCCGCGACTGATTTTAATAGATTGCAATTTGGAGGAACCTCTGTCGCTTTCCCTGCCTTAGCTCGCTCTACTGATGAGTTACATTGTAAGTATGCTGATAATTCTAATTTTGCTGTTTTTAAAGCTCACGGACTTAGAGTTGGTGCTGGACAAACTACTGGAACTGCACTTAACGAAATTAAACTCAATAATACCAGTGCTAGCACGACTGGTCTCAAAATGGGTACATATGGTCTTTATCTCGGTTCAAGTCTTCCTATTGCTTGGACGACAGATCCAGATGGTGTGGGGCCAGATGTTGCTTTTGTAAGAACTGCCGCTAACGATTTATCATTAACAAATGCCTCTAGTGGAATGGGCACTTTACTTACGAAGCGCAAAGTAACTAATCACACTTCATCTCCTGTTTCAGTATTAGTAACTAGCTCAAGAAATATCTTTACAAATGCTGGCGCGACAGGATCAGTAACATTTAATTTGCCGGGTGCTGAAGCTGGAGCAGAATTTGGTTTTGCTGTTGCTGCTAATCAAACTTTTGTAGTTACAGCAGCATCTGGAGATTTTATTATAGAAGGCTCTTCCTCGTCAACATCAGGTGGCAGCTTTACGTCAACTCAACAGTATTCTTTCTTAAAAATCGTAGCAATTGATACTACCACTTGGGTTGTTACAAATTTACAAGGCGCTTGGACACCATCATAAAGGTATACTATGTTACAAGGTACAGATAAAAATATATTAGGTGTATTAAAAAGTGCTGATATGAATAGTACTTCTGATCAGGCCATTAAAATTAGCTCTCCCAAGTATATAATTAGGCGAGTGGTGGCTTGTAATGCATCAGTAAATTTAACAACAGCGGCTGGTGGTTTTTATACAGCAGCAGCAAAAGGTGGAACAGCAATTATTGATAATACGCAAGTATACACTGCTCTAACTGCTTCTACTAAGTTTGTTGATCTCACTTTGGGGTCTATTTTAGGAACTGATACTCGCACAGAAGGTACTTTATATTTTTCTCTAACGACAGCACAGGGTGCCGCAGCGACGGCGGATATTTACATAATTGGCGATTCTTTACCGTAAACAATAAACTTATTTTATCAACTAAAAGGAGAATTAAAAATGGATATCGAAAACGGTGCATCAAATAATCCAACAATGACTTTAGCACAACTGCCAGTTGCCGAAGTATTCATCAGGCAGGGCGATAACCCACCAAATTATTTTCTAAAAACTAATGGTATGGTAGATGCTAATCACAAATGGGTTAGATTAGATAATGGTAGTGAAGGTAGTGATGGTCCTACAACGGTAGTAATACCGATTGGCGGGAAATTCACTGCTGTTTAATACTTAAAAAAATTACTTAGAGAGAAAAAAAGAGGACCTTAATAAATTAGGTCCTCTTTTTTTCTTGACATTAGCTTCAAACTAAGTAATATAAATAGATAACAGTTAACAAATTTAAGGAGATAATACTCAGCAATGGAATCAGCGAATAATACTAAAGAAAAAGACACCAAAGAGACAGGTAATGCAGGCCCACGTAAAGTTTCTAATGAAACGGCCCTAGAAGTAAGAGTTGTTAAACTTAATGAAACTATACTCAATCTTCAAAAAGCACTTTTAGAGAAAGACGGAATTATTTTAGACTTACGTAACCAACTTCTATCTAATAATGAAGCCACTCTTGTAAAAGATAAAGAATCACTATTAGAACGACTAGATATTAAAGATAACTTCCAGCTACGCAAAGAAGGTAATGAGTGGTTAGTTATTGATCTCACAGAAAAGAAAAATTAATTTGAATTATTTTTCACTTTCTGCTAAAATTGTCTCAGGTTTATAAATATTTGAGGTAATTAATATTATGGCAGTAGTCCGTTCCCAATATGGTCTAGTTAGCGCGTCATATACCGCTACAGACAACGCAACCACAACGGTTGATATCCCACGTCCACAAGAGACGATGGAAACTAATACAATCGATTTTGTTAAACGAGTTGGTGCTCGTAAAGATCACGAATCAGGCAGAGCTTCCGTCTCTTTCGATTCAACTCTAGGTGTCTCTGGTCTTAATTTATGCAAAGTTGAAATACTTTCAGTTAACCCAGGTACATCAATTGCTCCACTCAATCTTTCATTCTCTCAGTTCCCAGAAACTCCAGTCGCTGGTATTCCGGTAGTTCTTCGAACTCTAGTAGATATTACGGCTCCAAGCCCATATACGCTAGATCTTCAAGTAACAAAAGATATTCTTACGAATATTCTTTTAAGAACTGGTGAATATATTCGTTTAACGATTAATAACCCAGCAGGCGGTGCCGGTTCGCTTACCGGTCGCGTATTCTGCCGTTATGACCTTGGTCTTAACGCTGGCAACTATGGCTCATTGCCACTTCTAATCTAATTTAGAAGCAGAATAAAGGAGATAATAATATATGTTTCATTCAGTAACACATGCAGCAGATGCAACAAATACTACGACAACGTACGCCAACATTGGTACGGGCTTAAAGTTTAATTGCGAAGAAGAAGAAATGTGGACTCAACTAACCTTTACAGGGGTAGTATCAAATAATACGATCGCTGAGGGAGTCGAGCTAGATTTCTTAGTTGATGGTGTGGCTTTAGCTGCTACTCCGCAAGCTGCTTGCGCTAATGCTAACTTAGCTGCTTCTGTTGATGCTAAGTTCCCGATCAATATGCAACGAGTTGTTAGACTCTCAAAGGGTTTCCACACAATTTTTGCTCGCTTCAGGCGCACGGCGAACGCTTCAACCGCTTCGCTGTTGGCAACGGCATATCCAGCCGTAACTAGCGCGTTGCGTTTAAGCAATATAAACGTGTTGGCACATGGAGTCGATTCAAAAGTTGGCGTAACTCAGTAAGTTATAAGCACTTATATAAATTAGATTTATTAATTTACATTCTAATTAGAAATAACAGAGGTAAGTTCAGCAGAGCTTGCCTCTGTTATTGTTTTTGCAGACATTTCAATTTTAACGCATTCAGGACAATTAGCACCACGTAAGATATTTATTGGCGTTGTTTCAAAATTGTGACCGACCGGGCAATTAAATATCTCGGGGATTCCTAAATATGGCCATCTCAAAGCGAGACGACTCACTCTGCTCATGTTTGTTTTAAATAATAGCAGGTCAACTATTTCATATTTTCTATCCCTTACTTCAGAACATTTGCTACACCATTGACTATTTAAAATATTCTTAAATTTAAGATCAAACAGATGTCCATTATTGCATTCCCACCTTTGGTCTTCTTTAAATTTTAATTCATTAAATAATGGCTTGCCCTCCAATACATTTGTTAATCTTCTCACATCCAACATTGTCCAAGGCTGTGTACCCACGCATCTTGGACACCATGTTTTTCTAAAAATTGAATGCGCCTCCGTTTCCCACTCATGCCCGAATTTACATTTCATAGTTACTGGTGTTTCTTGATTGAAACACTCTGTAGAAAGGCACCACCCGCCATTTTCATCTGCCAGTTTGTGCAATCTTTTCATATGCGCTATTGACCGGATTTTATCATTATCTTTAAAATATATTTTATTAGTATCGATAGGTATTAAATCAAAATTAGACTGTATTAGTTCTGGTCTAACTTTTAGAAGTTCTATTTTTATAAAGTCTCTAAGTAACCTAATTTTAAGATTTTTTTCTAATTCAGGAATCTCTATCATAGTAATATTTAATTTATCACAAAGATTCTTCTTCATTTGGTCTCTTTCTTTTTGATTATTATAGGCAGCAGTATTGTTATAAATTTCATGATTAAAGTGCTGTTCGCCCTGATGTTCAAAAGCTAATTTAAGCTCTTCACAGTATCCATCTAATTCTAAATTTTTACCGGTTTTAAGGTTCTTGAGCCAATCAGGTCTTACATTTGGAAATGACTTATTAAATAAGGTTTCAAAGTGAACTCTACAAATTTCTTCATATACATTAATATTACATTCCTTACACCACTGGTGGCTGTGAACAATATGTGATGGAATTGCTTCAAATTCATGATTATTTATACACTTAAATTTTAGCTTTATTCTACTAGTTTTATAGCTTTCTGATATAACACTACCACCACGTTCTTTCGCGATATCTCTGAGTATACTAAGATATTTTTCTTGTTTTGCAGCTTTTTTGCACAAGCTACATGCAAAGGAATGTGACTTTAATGAGCGAAAAGTTCGTGTAAAATAATGACCATTATCACATTTCCACTCCATGTTTAAGTCTATACGTTTAAAATCAGTACTTAAACAAATAATACCTTTATCTTTTATAATATTTTTAATCTTATCTAGAGTCCACTGTTCTTTATATGCCATAATTTATATTCCTATATTCTGCAAGTTTACCTAAGAGAAGTGTGATACAGACTTTCATCAGTAAGAAAATACTGGACTTGTGATGGGAGATAATATATAATATGATTAATTAGTAAGACATAATTACTAAAATATAATAATGAAAACGTCTAAGACGCGTAACAAAATTAAATATTAATGAAAACGTCATAACGTTTAATAAGTCAAATATAATAATGAAAACGTCCTTTCTCTCCCTTCTTTCTCTTGGGACTGGCTCAGTGTAATAATTGAGCCAGTCTTTTTTTATAAATATTAAAAGACTGTTTCTGCCAGTCTTTTTTTATCTACAGATTATCAGGAACAAAAGACTGTTTTTTGCCAGTCTTTTATCAAAGCCTGTTTGGCCAAGTCTTTTTTTATCTGTATGAATATGTTAAAATAATAAACAATTTTGTAATAACTACGGAGAAACTATGGCACTATCTCTACTATGTCATAAATCTAGAGGAACAGGTGTACCAACTGCTTTTAGAGTAGTTGGCGCAACTGTTAATCAATTAGGAAATAATTTTGCTAGAATTAATGTTAATACTACTACAAATTTTAATGTCGGAGATACTGTTACTGCTAGTGGTCAAACTGCTATAATTACTTCTGTAGTTACTAACACCGCTCTTTATTTAAATACTTTAACTGGCGCCTTCCCTGGAAGTGGTACGTTAACGGATTCTACTACTAGTGCGACAGCTACTATTTCTGGATTTGAGGGTCTAGAGAATGCTGGCGGAACTAACACTAATAGACATCATGCTAGAGTAATTCAATTTGAAAATAGATTATACATATTTCACTTTGCAGATGTTTGGAGATATAATGAAGTAACAAGCAACTGGGAAACAATATATAGATTATCAAATGTACCTGTTGGCACTCAAACGTGTAGAAAATCAGGTCTCCACGTATTAAACATTTCTGGAGTACCTCATATGGTAGCTGTACACAGTACAGGTGGCGGTATTTATAGAATTAAAAGTAGCAATGGAACATCGTGGTCAGAATTAAATTTAGTAGGGGCTGGCACGCAATTAGGAGATGACGGGCATCTCAGATCAATTGTATATCAGAATAATTTATATTTTACCGGTAATACTAGTATAAATGGGCACCTTACTTGGAATCCGGAAACTGACGGTTTTACTACATTATCGCCGTCCCTCATTCCTAATTGCCAGGCGGGTGATTTTGTTGTCTGGAGAAATAAGCTGTACCGTCTGGCCGCAGATAGTAATACAGTTACCAATGAGGGTGCATTATTAGAGTTCTCAACTGGTACTTATTTAAATAGAGTTAGATTTACAGCCACTGGTAATCTTCAAGGAGGTGGCGGAAGCTTCACCCAGAATGCTTACTGTGCTTTCGTTGGGCCTGATGGGGATTTATATTGTATTTACCACGCTTTTACTAATCCGAATGCTGGCTGGAAATGCTTTAGAATTCAGGAATCAGGTGGCGTATACACACCAACAGATATAACAAGTAGCGTATTACCATCTGCTATTAGGTGGGGAAGTGGTGGTCCGCAAAATGGTGGAAGATTTGAAAAATTCATAGATGATGAGACTAATGCTTTAGCAGGTGGGCCAACTATAGTTTATTTATGGTATGCAACCGCCGATTCAGCCGGTACAACAAGAACACAATACCAATGGGTGAGTAATTCTGCTGAAATTTCTCAACAAGATATTGGTGCTCCAATAGAGATTGCTTTGCCACATAATGATAAAGGTGGTGGCGATAGAGTTTGGTTTACTGGTGAAATGGATGCCCGAATAATTAGTAAACCTACTCCGATTGTTGGTGGAGAAAGGATATCATTTAAAATTTATCAACCAACTGGAGCCGCGCCCATTTCTAATGTTCGATTTAGACTTCTATACAGTAATAAAGGAGAAGCACCGGTTTCTATTGGTACATTAAGTAATCCTTCGACTGGAACTTTGGTTGGTGGAAATGAAATTCAGGGTTTGACTGCCGATGGAACAACAACCTATCAAGTCAGTTGGTTAGCTATTACATCCGATGGGCAGACAAATTTCAGTCGAATAGTTAGAGCGCCAGTCGCTTATGTGCCATAATGGCCTCTCAATCTCTGGGCACTGCCTATTATGGTCAGTTAGAAGCATCAGTAACAAAAATTAGTGGTGTGTATTATGATGGTATCGTAGAAGGTACACCGCCTCAATCTGCTGGTGTTCAATACGATATTATTTTAGAAGCCACACCTAAATTATCAACTAGTACTATCTATGATGAAGTATTATTACAAGCAACAAAGAAAAGATTAAAACAGTTGGACTTAATAGAAGCGCAAGAAAGTTTTACTATAATGTCTCCTATACCAATGACAGTTCCATCAAATTATAATCTATCATTCACACCAAAGTATAATGCAAGTGTTAGATTTTATAGACAAGGATTATTACAACGCCAGGGGCCAGGATTGGATTATACAGTTAGTGGAAATACGATTACTTATAATGGAACAGCCACTTTAGCTACTGGTCATTATTTAATTGCTCATTATATAAGAGAATCTTAATAAGGTGATGAGGTAAATAACATGGGAATGACAAAAGAAGAAATTAAAGCTTACATAGTAAGAAGTTTAGGTGGTGGAATAGAAGATGTAGAACTAAGTCCACAACACTTAGAAGATATAATCCATGATACAGATCGTTGGTTTTCTCATAGAGTTGGTGTTAAAAGTTTTAGGCAAACTCAATTAACAGCCGCCGAATCTGTTTATATCATGGATCCGGATGTGATCGAAGTGTTACGTGTATATTTGCCCCAAACTCATTTTCCTGCTGTTGATACAGATGATTTTTCTTATACATATTCACTATTATTTGGTCAGTGGAGGGCACCCGGAGCATCTCCAATGCCATATTCTGATTTAGTTCAGAGACTACAATATCTAGAAACTGCATCTAGAATATTCTCAGCAGATCGTGATTTTACATATGATCCAAGAACTAGAGAATTAAGAATAATGCCAGCGCCTACTATTTTAGGTTTTGCTTATGTAGAAGTGTGGTCAAAGATAGTAGATACCAGAGACTTTTTACCAGAAGATGAAGATTTGTATTTACGTTGGGCTGTGGCCGAAGGAAAGAAATTACTTGGTTTAATACGTACAAAGTATGCAAATTGGCCGGATGTTGGTGGTACGCGTGCTTTAATGGGCCAAGGAATGATTGCTGAAGGAAAAGCTGAACAAGAGCAATTAAAGAGAGATATTCTTAATTGGAAGAGAAGCTCACCTATAGTTATTGGTTAAGTAAATGCAAGCAGCGGATAATAGACCTTTTAAATATCCGATAAATCAAGATTGGGGTTTATTTAATATAGACTCGGTGCCGATCTTTATGGTTAGAATGATGCTGCAAATACGTAAAACGATAGAAGGAACAGACTATCAAAAATATTTAGCTGCATTTAAAATAACAGTTAATCATTATGTTAAAAAGAATTATATTTCAGTAAATGATGGTAAAATAGTTTTAGTATCAGATGGTAATAAACACGAAATAGAATCACAAAAGAAGTTAACTAAAGATAAAGTCGCTGACGCAGTTGGTAAGAAGCAAGAATTCAAGTATTGGTTGCAAAAAGCTTTAGTAATTAAAACTGACTCAGAAGAGGTTAAGAAATAATAATGGCTAATTTTGACTTATCCTCTGTTCCAAATTTACCCGATACTTTCTTCGGAAATGAATTTGACAAAAAATTAATTGATAGATTGACGCGGGATCTAACTAAAATTAGAGGACAGAATTTCTTCTACTTTATCAAGAAAGACGCCGCCGAACGTCAAGACGGAAATAGACCAATCTCTAATAATCCGAATTTAGGAACATTTGATCCTAAAGGCCGTGCTGGTAGTGCTGCTTTATATGGTGAACCCGTTATAATTGGAAATAATGATAATGCTGTTAAAAGAAATGTAGATCCAAGTTGGTTTTATTCAGAACCGATAGAAGTTCGCGGCGTAATAATGAATACTCAGAGAGCTGATACTCCAGATGAGCGCGGAAGAGTTGAGATTAGGAAGGCAACACTTTACTTATCTAGAGCTATGTGTGATGATATTGGTTTAACTCCGACTATTGGAGACGTTGTTAAACTACCTGCCGGTTTACATGGTTTTTACGATATAGCAACTGTAACCAGAGATAATCATAGATTTGGCGGGACAGGGTTTTTCTCCTGCTACGATATCTCGCTTTACCGAAATACTCGTTTCTTGGCAGACAGAAAAGAATTACCACAACAACCTGTTTAGGTGTAATATGAAGGTTATTTATGAAGCAAAAATTAGTCAGAAGGGTAGATCATTCCTATCTAAAGAGATAGGTCAGTTGATAAAGAAAGGTCCGAGCAAAGGGCCATTAAAAGGGCAACCATTTGAAAGATCGCGCGCAATTGCTGCGGCATTTTCAGTCGCACGTAAGAAGGGCTATAAAGTAGGTAAAGCAAGGAGTAAGCAGTATGAAAGAAAAAGCTAAAGTTCTTAAAGATCAACTAGCGAAGAAAGATAAACCGTGTAAGGATTGCGCCGAAAAGGAACAAGCAGGTAAACTAGATTTTATTAAAAATATTCTGGCCAAACTTAGTTTAATGCCACATATGACTTCTTGCGATCATATAACACCTGAAATGCCTCCAGCTTTAGGTAATGGTGGGGGCGGCGGTGGAGTTATAATTATTAAAGCAACTCCTATAAATAATCCAGAACCTAAGAAAGCCGAAAAGAAAGAAGAGTCTTCTGAATTCTATCGCAAATGTTTAAAGACTTTAGTAAAAGAGGGCGAAGATTGTGTTTGTTCAACTCCAGAAGGTTCGAAAGAACTACTATTAGATAAGAAGAAAGATAATATTAGTAATACACTAGAGAGATTGAAGACAAAGAAAAAATAGTATGGAAGAAAAGAAAAGGACACTTAAATCTACAAATATTAAAACACTTTTAAGTTACGGTATGCCTATTACCTGTGCTACTTGTGTTTTTATGCACGAAGCCTTAGATAAAAATGACCTTAATTGTCATAAAGATATGTGCGGTGGTCCCTTAGTTGGCCGCACGTTTCCAGACTATAGAGGTGTTATTGCTAAAAAAGACTTCAATAAAATTTGTTTGATTTGCGGTGATTCTGGTATTGTATCTAAAATAATTGTCCAAAATCAGCCGGAACATTTTGCATTGTGTAAAGCACACAAAGATATTTTTACTGGTTTATCTTTAAAAGATAATACTCTTATTCAGATAGAGCCTATTATTATCCCTCTATAAATTCATTTGCAAAAATAGAATAAATATACTATACTCACACTCAGTATAGTAAATAGAGTCATTTTGACTCAAATAAATGGAGGAGTGAAATATTTAAGAATGAG